AATTAACTAAGATTTATCAGTTTAATTATGTCATTCAGAACTCCATATTGGCTTCTAATCATCATGCTGCTAGGATTTATAGAGATCTTGCGGAAGTTTTCGTTATCAATAAAGCTTTCTCACTTATGCGCGCCCATGGATGTACTCGAGTTTGTGATTTTTACGGATCGAGTCGTCTTATGACAAAGTTTAAATTTTTGTCAAATCAGGCGTGTGCACTTACGGGTATTTCTGAACCATTATTCCAGGTTGACTGGTATCGACCCTTAGTTACTGGGAAAGATGTCTTAGCTTATTCAACTAAGCTGGAAGAGCATCCTTCGGTGGTACCATCCGCGGAGTCAGTGGTTGTTATTGAAGACCTCTATAACATTTCAGTTAATGATTTGTTTAGTACATTATCCTCTAACTGTGTTAAGTGTGGAGTGATAATAACACAGGTTTTTAATTCGAAAGTAGTAGGTGGGATGACATTTGGCGAATCGCCTTACGTTATCAAAAACGGTAAAGTACGTCAGTCCGCTAGTATGCAAGAACAGAACTGGTTTGAAAGTGATGTTAATGAATACTGGCTTATGCATTCTTCGTGGAAAGGCCAAGGGGGCCAATATGTCTGGGAATGCGAAAGGTTTATTGACGATTACTGTCTTATAGTTTTTACATGGACGGCTCAGGACGTGATTACTCCTTTTACTAGTTTTATTCCTCATCGGAAAAATGAGCTGGTGGTTTGGAAAAGTATAGATCCAGTTTCATATATGGAGCACATGCGTTATGCTGTGCAGACCATTTTTGAAACGTTTGGATTTGATCTTGGAATTTTCCCTAAAAAAACTCATGGTTGCTGAACAGGTGTACCAAGAGTTAGCTGCCTCCTTCACAAATAAAACTAGACAGTCGTACCAACAGATGAATTTAACTTCCATTGTTCGGGACAAATTGGATACCCAAACTTATCGTGATTTCTTCGCTTACGCGGATATATCAGCTGCTGAAGTCTGTAAAGAT